CCTTGATAATCTAAAGAAAAAGGATCAACTAAATTCAAGTTAATATTAGAAATTATATTCCATGTTCTTGTAACAGCACTAAAACTCAAACCAAAATTTTTCTGTGTTAAACATAAATTTGCCAGCTGATTTTCAAAATTATAAGAATATACAGTGTTGAATTTAGGAATTATTTCTACAGGAGTATATCCAGTAGGTACAATATTATTTAAAATGATAGGGCCGGTTCCGTCATTTAATACACCAGCACCAGAATTACTACCATTTCCTATAACTTTTGCTACTGTAGACCAAATGTATTCGGTACTGTTTACTTTTTGGAATTTAATTAATGATCCTGATGTTACATAATATAAATTATTTGAAACTCCTGCTCCTACGCTAACTGCTAAAATATTAGAATCACTTAAATTTTTAAAATATCCTCTAGAGCTTCCTGATACATTGTTAACTTGTTGCCAAATTAAATTATAGTACGAAAGATCAGGTCGAGTATAATTATCAAAGTAAAAAGATCTCATCGCAGTTGATGCAACAATAGGTTCCAGTTTATTTTTAATTACTCCTAATAAATCGTTTTTATTAGTAAAAGAAAATTCAAAACTTGACTGAAATTGATTTTTATAAAATATTCCATCGGAAGCAAAAATATTTGTTTTGCTATATTTGCCGCTAACATCACTTAATTCAAAATATTTGCTAAGACCACTCACTACTCGAGCAACTGATTTTATTTTTAAAACATTTGGACTGGCAGTTAGCGGAGCAATATTGTAATCCTCGCCCGTTACCATTCTATTTTGCGTATAGTATGCTTGCGGAGCTTTTTGTTGTATACTTGCATTTGTTTCTGCAGGAGTACTGTTTGAAACAGTATGTTGTAAACCTAAAACCAATGTCAAACTGTGCGATTGACCATTTTTATTAATATAAGGAATAGTTACCGATACACCTGTCATTTGTTCAGGTTTAATACTATAAGAAAGTCCGTTACTTTGTCTATATAATAAATTAAAAGTTCCTTTAGGTAAATTTCCAAAACTACCGTCGGCAAAATTTAAATCAATCTGATCTTGGTCTCGTGTGGTTATACTGTAAATGTTTCTTTGACTGACATTTAAAGAATTATATATAATGTTGTTGCCAACTAGGCTAGGAACAGGAGTCCATAATTTGCTGTAATTATTATTACTATCTAACTGCCATAACCATACATCAACATTATTAATATCTGTTACATTGATACCAATTAATTCATTAGGAACAGGATTATCGATTGTAAACTTTGATAACCCCAAGGTACCTTGACGGAAATGAACAAAAAATCCAGTATTGCTACTACCAGATCCTTGGTTGTCATTTTGATATAAGAAACTAAAATTAATAGCAGGAGCAGGAGCAACTTCGTATACTGTTGTTGACTTGCTAAAGGTACAAGGCACAATTTCAAAGTTTGTCGGTGTTCCATTTATTGTTTTATTAAATGAAAATATTGGAACATTTGTATTGTTATTGTTAATCGAATACTGCTCGGTTAATATTCCATTTATAGTTTGTCTACCAACCGGTGTTCCAAAAACATAAGATCCTGGCATAGCAGAATTAATTATTGTTAAAAATTGATTATACCAATTTTTATTTGTGGAATCGTTCCACCCGACTACAGTACTTGACAAATTATTTCCGCTCGAATCATAGACGTTGTCGGTTGTGGCTATTGCAGTTATTTTAAGAAATCCGTGAGCCGGAACATTTCTACTAGGAACATAACTGATTAATTGTGCAAGTTGTAAAATACTATCTCGTCGACTGGCAGTTTCTAAAAAGTTTTCTCGAGCATTTAGATCAACCCGAAAACTTAAATTTTGACCAAGATAAGCAATTAAATCGATGAGAGCAATATATTCACTGCTGTTAATATAATCATTAAAATTTTCAGGATAATTTTGCTGAAGATATTGAATCATTACGCGACGAATGGTTTCAAAATCATAACTCTGGAAATCGGCATTACGATAGCTTTGATAAATCTTAGTCCAATTTTCTGCTATAAGCAATTGATTATTAGTTGATGGAATCATATTTTTTTACTCTGTTATACCTATTTATTTTATATTTTATATAGGTATATAATTATAATACAGTAAGTCCTACCGCTTGATTAAAATTTAATTTTACGGTGCTAGACTGATCAGTTCCTACCAATAATAAGGTTAATTCTAATAGGTAACCTTGCTCATATTCATTTAAATCTATCTGCAAGGTAGTTACTCGCGGATCACTATTACATATTTGTTGAACATCATTAACCAACAAAGTTTTTACGTTTTCGGTTAACGGTTCCATCAATAAATTCCATATAATACTTCCAAAAGCCGGATTCATAACCCTTTCGCCTTTTTTTGTATTGAATTGATTTATAGTGTCCTGTTTAACAATGTCAAAATCATACAATCTTGTATCAAATGTATTGTCATTAACTGAACTAAACCCTTTGTAAAATTGACTGGTTTGAATAGTATTTTGAGATTTATTCGAATTGTTTGCGATTTCTAAATTTTTATATGGCATAGATATATTTATTTAGATTATTGTGTTCCGGTTTTGATAGGTTTACCACTACTGTCAGTCAAAATTCCATCGGTGCCGGTTTTTACAGTAGACCCTTTAAGTTGTCCAAGGAAACATTCATACAATCCCTGTTTAGTAGCATGTATGTCTTTAGTACAATACCCAACAGATTGTACCGCGGCTTCAAAATATGAAGGACTATCAAACGGCACCTTACACCTATCTTTCATATAAAGTGGAACAACTTTGGCCGCAATTTTTGGATCAGCTAATAATTCTGGGTTGTTAACTAGGTCTACACCGGCCATTTTACCGTATCTGGTATAATTCGCCAAGCCGGTTAATTGAATATAACCTCTTCCTATATACGTTGTGCCGTCTCCGGGTTTTTTATTTCCTAATTCTTTTCCTTTAGGAGTATTGGATCCATACAATAGTTCTGGCAATTGATTTCCAGGATTTCCTACATATTTTTGAGCATACGCCGCATCTCCACGGAATACTCCCGGAAACACTGTTAATAATCTGTCGGCAGTGGTGTAATTAAAACTTTCAGTTACACAGGTCCAACGACTTTCGCCGCCGCATATTGCTAATATTGTAGCAAGAGCGTTTGTAGATGTAATTCCTTCGGCAATACAAGCATCTTTTATCATTTGTATACCGTTGCCTTTGGCACTGTTGATCATTTTTGCATATTTAGGATCACAAGTGCCAGGAGTAACTTCTGGGTAATTTGAAGGTGTTGTAGTCGATGCATTAGGATTCGGTGCTACATCGGATCGATTCTGTAAGGTACTATCTGTTGAAGACGAATTGTATCTTTGAACATCGGTATTTTCGTGTTGATCCCAAGGTTCATGCGTTGGTACTCGTTGCATAATTGAAGTAAGAGTACCTGCTTTATAAAATTGTCCATTTTCCCAACCGCTATTGCGATCTCTATTAGGTAAATTATAAATTGGCAATTTTGATGGAAGCGTAGGCTGTTGGGCCACGGCGGCGGCTGGACCATTCATGTCAATTCTTGCGGCAGACTCCACATGATTTCCTGAACTGGCTATATTGGTATCTCCTGCAGATGATAGAAATATGTTAGCCGCTGTTGCATGAAATCCTGCGCCGGCTACTGTTCTAGAACTTTGTCCAATTGTTTCGTGTTTGTCCTGTCTGATAGAAATTTTAGAATCTTTGTCAACAATTAAGTTATAATTACCATCAATGTTAGCTTCAAAGTCGCCATTAGCAAACATATGAATGTGCCGACCGGCTTCAAGATTTATATCCCGGCCTGCTCGAAAATTAAAATCGTTTTTAGAATGTATACTTACACTGTCTTCGGCATAGATATCAATTTTGCCATTGCTGGTCATTTCTAACCATGCTGTTCCTTTACTGTTGGCAATATAAATTAAATCTTGACTATTGTGTAATAATATCTGATGTCCGGTTCTTGTTCTAATACGCACTAATTCATTTTGACCGTTGATATCTCCATCGTCCATTACAAATGTTGTTCCGCCTAATCGAGTTACCGGAATTCTTCGAGGTTGTTCATTATCTTGTGTATAACCTAGGTCGCCTTCTTGCGCTCCTGGACTTTGGTCAACTGGGCCAGGAGTTGATATACCAAACACATTACTCGGATGTTCTCTACGAGCCGAACTTGAAGTAACTCCCCTAACTGTATCTAATAACAGCCCTTGTTGTAATAATCTATCAGCAAAAGGATGTACAGGTTTTTTAAATGTTCCTACCGTTGGGTTATCTAATTTTTTTGTTTTTTTATTAAATTCTGCAACAGGAAGCAACGTGGTACCGTATTTTCTTTTTTGATCTTCGGTCATATGCACTTGCTGACTAGCGGCAATTCCAGGAACCATATGATTTTGGAACATATCTTGTACGCACCCTATCCAGTATCCTTGATTAGGATCCCCGTCAATAAAAATACACAATACTCTGGTTCCTATATCTGGAGGAACCATCCACATACCATAGCTTTTTTGAGCATGCTGAAAACTAGTTTCGTCATTGCCTTCAAATCTAACCGACATAACTCCATAAAATGGACTAAGATAATTTACAATATAAGTATCTGCTTGATTGATAGTTGCACTGTTTGGAATACCTTTAACCAATGCTACCTCAAGCCTGCCCATAAATGCAGGGTCAAGGTGATTTGTTATTTCTGCCATAAAAGGACCAGACGAAGGTAACTTACTTCTTTTTCTAGTATCAAACGATCCCATATTTTATCCGCTTATTAATTTTTGTAATGGACTTGCACTTGCTTTTGAACCAAATTGTGTTATCACTGAATTTCCTAATGCTGTTGTTGAAGGATTTCCTGGAAATGACCCGACAACAGAATTTACTGTTGATTGTGCAGATTCAACTGATCCTGCATAACCGGTTAAATTCGGTACTCCTGACATATAGGTTGAAAGTTGATTTCCAACAATCAAGCCAGACGAATCAAGTACACGAGATTGGAAAGCCCCGACAGTTGCATTCATGTTAGCGTTCTGCTGATTTAATGCGTTAATTCCGTTGTCAAATAATGTTCTGCTAGTTCCAGGAACAACAGAACTATTTACATCTGTAAATGAACCATTGGCGCTAGAATCGGCTATGTACGCCGGGGCCGATTTATAAGGAGCAGTAGGTGGTAAATTTCCTATTGTTTGTGATGTAAGATTATCTAATATAACCCCTTGAGACTGTGCAGTTTTTAAATCAACTCCCTCAGGAATGGCATTAGCAATATTTGAAATTTGTTTTGATATAAAGCTACTGAGTGAACTAGAAAGTCCTGATATTTGCGAAGTATCAATGCCTACTGTATTTGCTAACGATCTTGGATTGATCGGATTACCTTCCAATACATTATTTGAAAAATCAACTGGGTTATTGCCAAGTGCTTTGCTGGCCAAATTGTTATTTCCAAAGGAATCCGAAATTCCTCCTGTATATCCGCCTGGGTTAAGATTTATTAAACTGGTAGGCACTATGTTTTTAATTGCAGAATTTGCTGTTATATTTGCAGTAGCC